ACAAGGTGTTGGTCTTCGTGCCCTTCAACCACACCATAGAGCTCCTGCAGAACAGGTTGACCAGAGACGGCATCTCTTGCGACGTCATAAACGGCAAGGTGAACCCCAACCGCCGAGCGGACATCGTGCAGGAGTTCCAGACCCGCACTGATCCTCACGTGCTTATCATCCAGCCACAGGCTGCATCTCACGGGCTGACGCTGACGGCAGCAGACACTATCATATGGTACGCGCCGGTCACGAGCGTGGAGACTTATCTGCAGGCTAACGCACGTATCAACCGCCCGGGGCAAAAGCACCCCATGACCATCGTACATATCCAAGGCAGTCCGGTGGAAGCCCGCCTGTACAAGATGCTGGAAACCAACATCGACAACCACCAGCAGGTCATTGACCTTTATCGCCAAGAGCTTACACCTACCCCTTGACACTGTATAATGTTATGGTAGAAAAGCCGTCCGGCCACAGGAGCAAACGAATGGCAGAAGACACAGAAGAACTGGTGACGGAGTACATACGGCTGCGCACCGCCATCCAAGAGAAGGAAGACCAGCACAAGGAGGACATAGCCGTACTCAGGAGCGATATGGACGCCCTTAGCGCCAAGCTACTCGACCTGTGCAACCAGCATGACGCTGACAGCATCAAGACCAAGTATGGTACCATCTCCCGGCGCATTAGCTCCCGCTACTGGAGCAGTGACTGGGAGTCCCTGCATAGCTTCATCCACGAAAACAACGCCCTGTTTCTGCTGGAGCACCGCATCCACAACGTTAATATGAAGCAGTTCTTGGAAGAAAACCCGGACCTTTACCCGGCTGGCCTGCAGGCAGATACCAAGTTCGTCGTTCAAGTTCGTAAACCTAGCGCTCGTTGAAAGGGGATATACCCATGAGCAATATCGCAATCTTTAAGCAGCCCAACTCGCCCGCAAACACTGGGCGTCGGGAACTCTCGGAACTCGCCAAGTCATTGATCGGTGGCGGGGCAACCAACCGGCGTATCCAAACCAACACCAACGGCACCTTCAAGCGTATCGTTAACGGTGAGCAGATCGGCAAGGCCGCACGCGGCGAGATCAACGTCATCATTATCAATACCCTCCCCAAGGTGTCGCGGGTCTTCTACGCGGGTAAGTACGACCCCAATGCGAAGGCCACGCTGCCTAACTGCTGGTCTAATCTGGGTGACAAGCCGGAAGCGGGTGCATCTGATCCGCAGGCCCGCAACTGTGGTGAATGCCCTCAAAACGTAGCGGGCAGCGGAGATAACGGTGGGCGCGCCTGCCGGTTCCAGCGGCGCATTGCAGTCCTGCTGGAAGGTGACGACTCCGGGGATATCTACCAGTTCAACATCCCCGCCAAGTCGCTGTTTGGTAAGGGCGCTGATAACGTCCACCCCTTCGAGAGCTACACCAAGTATCTCCCGGCTAACGGCTTCTCCATCGACCGCGTCATCACCACCATCAGCTATGACTCCAACGCGGACAGCATGGAGCTGCTGTTCTCTCCTGTGCGGGAAACCAGTGATGACGAGATGGCGCTCGTAGCCGAGGCGCAAGCCCACCCTGACAGCCAGCGTGTCTGCGTTCTTACCGTGGCGCAAGGTGACAAGGTGGAGAAGCTTCCGGCCCCGGTTGAGCCTGAGGTCAAGGCCAAGGTTGTCCGCTCCGCCGAGCCTGACGAGGAAGAGGAAGACGAGCCCGTCATCCGCCAGCCCGCCAAGAAAGCTACCGTTACCCCGGTTGCCAAGAGCAACCTTGCCAAGTCCCTCAGCGACTGGGATGATGACGAAGAAGTCGAGAACTAATGTCCCAAGGCTATAGCGTCAGACTGCAGCGACTTAACGCAGCGGCGGATATTGCCTTGGTGGGTGTCCGTCTCGGTAGGTTGTGTCTCGAAAGGGATATACCCGTCACCGAGACGGCTGCCGCACTACAGGTAAGCCGTCAGACCGTGTACAACTGGTTCTGCGCTAGGAGTACGCCGTCTCCTGCGCTTCGTGTCCGGGTGGAAGAATATATTTCCAACCTAGGCTGAGGCACCTAAGCTTTCCCCCACACAAACGGAGCGCGGCTTCGTGATGACTGGTGCCCTATGCATGAGATTGATCTTCTGTCCGCTGTGCAACCGCCCGATGGGTGGTTCTGCTCCGTGGGCATCAAGGAAGGGGCGGCGGTACGGCAGCAGCTTGTAGCTACTCGCAGAGAGTTTGATATCATCTCCGCTGATCTGGTGGAGCGCGGGTATAACGTCTACTTCGGGGTCGCCAAGTACGCTACGGACGAAAACCGCCAGAAAGATAACGTTCAGGCCCTCAAGGCCTTGTGGCTAGACATCGACTGCGGCCCCGCGAAAGTAGCGGTCAACGCCAAGACCGGACGCCCTGCCGGGTACATTGACCAGACAGCAGGCAGCGCAGCGCTCCGCAAATTCTGCAAGCTTGTAGGGCTGCCCAAGCCCCTGCTCGTAAACTCAGGGCGCGGGCTGCACGTATACTGGCCGCTTACCGAGGCGATTACCCGTGGAGAATGGGAGCCGGTGGCAGCCAGACTGCGGGAGCTCTGCACCACACATGATCTGTACGTAGACCCGGCAGTTTTCGAAGTGGCGCGCATCCTGCGCGTACCCGGCACGTTCAACTTCAAGGACGACCCGCCGACCGAGGTTAGCATCATCCACGATGGCGACCCTCACCCCATAGCTGAACTCAGGGACATCCTAGGGGTAAAGGAAACCAAGACGTTTGCCCCTGCGGCCCCACGCGAACTTAGCGCCCTAGCCAAGTCGCTGATGGATAACTCGGTATCCCGGTTCAGCAAGATCATGCGTCGCAGCTTTCAGGGGAACGGCTGCCAGCAGTTGGTGGACTGCTACGAGAACAGAGCGGAGCTGGAAGAGCCTCGCTGGTTTGACGCCCTGTCGATTGCGCATCACTGCGTAGACCGGGATAAAGCTATCCACAAACTCTCTGCGGGCTACGCCGACTACGACCCGGCAGCTACAGAGCATAAGACACGTCACATTAAAGGCCCGCACACATGCGCTGTGTTTGAGCGCAACAACCCGGGTGGCTGCGCCGGGTGCCCAAACATGGGCAAGATCAAGAGCCCGATTGTCCTTGGTAAGGAAATCATTGAGGCTACACCAGAAGATAACCAAGTCGTCGTTGAGTTTAAGGACGGCACTAAAGAGATATTCCAGATACCGGAGTATCCGTTCCCCTTCTTCCGTGGTGTTAACGGCGGCATATACCGCAAGCCCATAGCGGACGAAGAAGAACCACTCTTCGTGTATGAGAACGATCTGTACGTTGTTAAGCGTATGAACGACCCCATCCTTAACGACGTAGTCGTTATGAGACTGCACCTACTTCACGACGGGATACGAGAGTTCGCCTTGCCTATGGCTAAGGTTATGGACGTCATGGAGCTCACGAAGACCTTGGCCTCCTATGGAGTAGCGGCGCACAGGAAGAGTTACGCCCTGATCTTCGACCTCATAATGGCCTCCGTCAAAAACCTTCAACAGCACAGGAAAGCAGAGAAGATGCGCCTCCAGTTCGGCTGGGCCGACCAAGACAGTAAATTTATTATTGGTGACCAAGAGATCAGCGCGAGCGGCGTGTACCACAGCCCCCCGTCTAAAGTTACCTCAGCTATAGCCGCACACATGGGGCCAGTGGGTTCCTTGGAGAAGTAGAAAGAAGTCTTTGCGCTCTATGGCAGGCCGGGACTGGAACCACATGCGTTCGCTGCGTTGACTGCCTTTGGTGCGCCACTACTCCGGTTTCTCGGGCAGAAGGGGGCAATCATCAACGTGATCCACCCCACATCCGGCACAGGTAAGACCACGATCCTGCACATGTGTAACAGTGTGTACGGGTCGCCTGATCGGCTTTGCGGAGTGAAGGACGACACCTTTAACGCCAAGGTCATGCGCGTGGGCGTCATGAATAACCTGCCGGTTTGCATGGACGAGATGACAAACCTGAAGGCAGAGGATTTCTCCGAGCTGGTCTACAACATGTCGCAGGGGCGCGGTAAGGACCGGGTTATGGCGTCGTCCAACGAGCTCCGGGCCAACCTGACGTCGTGGCAGACGCTGAGCCTATGTTCCTCCAACTCCTCATTCTATGAGAAGCTTGCGGTGTATAAAAACTCCCCTGACGGCGAGATGATGCGACTGCTGGAGTACAAGATCGGCTTTACGGGCTCTATCGACCCTGAACACGCCAAGCACATGTTCGACCACCAGTTGCTGGAGAACTACGGGCACGCGGGGCCAATCTACGCACAGTGGCTGGTGTCCAATCTGGAGGAGGCAAAGTCCTCAGCCCTCAGCGTGCAACAGAAGATTGACCGGGAGCTTAAACTCACGCAGCGTGAGCGGTTCTGGTCTGCGGCAGCCGCCGCTAATATCACTGGGGGGCTCATAGCCAAGCAGCTGGGGCTGCTCGACTGGGATATGAAGTCAATCTACCGCTGGGCAACCACGGAAATTCTCTCCATGCGGCGCGACACGGCACCGCCTGCTACTGACATGGCGTCCATCGTCGGGGACTACATCAACCGCCACATGCAGAACATCCTCGTGGTGGACGACAAGCTGGACATGCGCTCCAACAAACTGAAATTGCCGCAGCTGGAGCCACGGGGCGAGCTGCTTATCCGCTACGAACCCGACACCAAGCGCATGTACTTCGCGGCGAAAGCCTTCAAAGACGACTGTGTTAAGTACCAAGTGAACTACAAGGAGACGCTGCGACAACTTACGGCGTCAGGCGTCTTGCTTAAGAACGACAACGGCGGTCCCGTCGTGAACAAGCGCCTATCCAAGGGTATGAAAGTAGCCGCACCGGCAACCAGTTGCCTCATGCTGGACTGCACCCGCGACGAGTTCATCAACGTAGACGAGTTCGTGAAGATTGAGCCTGTAGATGGTGCTGGAGGGAGTTAGCTACCGCATCAACTGGAAGGCGTTTGTGCGCGG